GTTGGCACGCCCACCCAATAGTCGGTTTGGTCAACCATTGTGACGGGTGCGTTTTTGGCTTCAACTTGTTCCATGATTTCACGGGTTGATCTTTCAGCCCCGCCCATGATTAATTGCTGCACTCTCATGATTGCGCTGGTCACTGTGTCTTCGACAAACCAACGCTTCATGTTCAATTGATAGGCGCCCTGGAATCCATATGCAAAATCAATTCCAGCCGGTTGAAGGCTCTCTGATGTTTTCCACGCTTTTGCCTCAACGAGGACATAACCTTTTTCAGCACTGAATTCCACAATTCGGGTTTCAATGCGACCGTCTGGGAATGTGCGATTCCAGCGCTCTAAACGCTCACGGCTGGCTTCATAATTATCTAAAAAACCCATTTATTTCACCTCTTTGATTGATGAAATATGACGTGCGACTGAGCGCCCGCGGTTATAGCCTTCAAATCTGCCTTCTTTATGTCCGATTGAATAGCCAATGATTAAGGACATTAGAATCAACAAGGCTGTAAAAATAAACTGTCCAATTATTCCTGCGTTTAATGCGTCAAGTTCCATTTTTGATTTCTCCCGAATCTAGGTGGCAACGACTACCACCTGAATTCAGAATGACCTATTGGACGCGCCCAGTCAAGAATCCTGTGTGTTTTTCGGCGTGTCTAGTGGCTTTGGCTTAGATTTTAAGCCGTTCCCCGCCAATACCCCGCCCAATGAACCAGTCAAGAAAATTGCCAGGGTTTTTAACAAATCAATAAAGGCTGCGTCATTTGGCGCTTGGTTTCCAATTGGTTGAGTGACAAAAATAAGCGCGTAGGTAATGCCCAAAGTGACGATTAAAAACACGGCTGCAAGTGTTGAGCCAATTATCAAAATCAGTTGTGCGTGGATTTCTTCAGGACTTCTCCGACGTGCCGGCTTTTGGATAGACCGTTCCAATGACGTCTTCAGTGCATGTTCCAGTAGGGAGGCACTGCGGTTTTTGGCATTGTGGTTCATTCCAGTTTTCCCATTCTTGGCATTTGTAACGTGTCCAACCCTGATACCCACAAGCAGACACACTTAGGGCAATTGCTAACCCTAAGCATGCCGCCGTGAATTTCCGGCTCACTTCCCCGTCAAACCGAAACTTTTGTCATGTGGATTTAACCAACGCAAAATGACTGGTGCAACGGCTGCAATTCCAGCCATTCCAAGTGTCTTTGGGTCGGTAATCCCTGCCATGTAAAGCGCCAAAATGGCTGCCATAAATGAACGTGCCCATGACGCTGCCATTGCTTTTGCTTGTGTCATTTCTTTTTGCCTTTCTTTGGTTTGTCCCCCGACGGTGTTGCGATCACTGGAAATTCACCCTTGTAAGGCACAAATTTTGGAATTCCAAAACCAACTATTTCTTTACCTGGTGCAAAACTGCGAACCTTGACCATAACCATGCCGCCATTGCGTTGATCACCTGAACCGCTTGTGTTGCCTTCAATAGTCAAACATTGTTTGTCATCAATTAGTCCAACAACAATTCCAACGTGTGAAATTCGATCAATTCCGTCATGTGGAAAGTCCATAAAACAAATATGACCCAACTCTGGTTTATTTGACCAGCGTTGGATTTCTTTGAATTTATGCGCACCCAATGCAGTGCCAACAACTGAATGAAGTTTCACACCGGCTTCATTTGCACACCAATTGACAAATGACCCGCACCAGGGCAGACCGTCGGCTTTGGTAAATTTGCCGTACTTAGTCAGGTTTTCTTTTTCTTCAATTGTGCCAACTTCAGCGGCAGCAATTTCAATTAACTTGGCGCTTGTACCTTGTGGAAACATTAAGAAACCGGCGCCTCTGGAACTTCAGCATTTGCAAAATCTTTAACTTTTGGCAAATCGCGCAAGGCTTGGCGATAAGTAGCCCATTCACTAGCAACTGCCGGTGAATCGCTTAATTGTGTCCAATCGCTAGACTGTAATTGAAAGGCGCGCCAATTACGGTAACGCTCTAGCCACCAATCGGCTGAAATTATATCTTTTTCAAATCCGAATTGCTTGTCCATGTCTGAATAGAATTTATCTTTTATTTTCATTAGACGCTTTCATAGTAGAAGTTGAAATAAAGGTTATCGCCCACGGCGAGTGCGGCAGTAAAATCTACTTGACCTAAGGCACTGTTAGAAGTTGACATTAATGTAGTAAACGGTCCTGCGTTGTGAATACCTTTGTAATTCAAACCAGAAGAAGTGTCATAAATACTCACAAAACCGTCTACAGCATTGTAAGCATTGGCAACAGGGTATCCAATTTGAATGGGCTGATTAGCATTTCCGGTTCCAGTAACGGTTAAAGTCCCAAAAGCGTGTACAAATTTACCTATTTGAACATATCGCGCGCTATTTACTGTCTTTGTTACTGTGCCGTTTTGTGTCAATGTTGGCGTGAAATCGGTGTAGGTGTAACTTGCGGCAGGTGCCGCCGCCCATTTGACCCCAGTTCCAGCGGTTGAATCCACTTGCAAGACATGACCATTGGTTGCGCCAACCGCTAAGCGAGAGAACGCATCCGCGCCTGTTCCAACAATTAAATCACCTTTAGCGTCAATTGCTGTTGCCATTGAGTTTGTGACAGTTACGTCACCAGATGTGCCACCGCCTGAAATACCTGTCCCCGCTGTGACCCCAGTTATGTCACCGCCCGCTGTCCAAACAAAATCCATGTCAGCGTTTGTCGCTTTTGATAAAACTTGACCAGTTGTTCCACCTTTAAGGTCAGCCATTGACGTGTCAACCGCTTGACCAAAAACCGCAAAATCTGCCGGCAGGTCGGTGACAAGATCAGTTGACGTGGGCATTACCCAGCCAAAGTTTGTCGTTGGATTAGCCATTTGTTCTCCTTTTCTACGCCACTATTGTGGCATATTCCCATGTTAATGTTGGTGACACGCTTGACCATGTTTCAGTTATTGGCACGTCATTCCAACGCATTGCTTGCAACGAATAAGCCAATGGTGAAAGCATGAGAGTCAATGAAAGTTGGTTGTAAGACGCGCTGAATGTCCAACCTTCCACAAATCCTTGAAACGCCCCTGAATTCATATTTGCTGGCAAGTTAGTAAGCGCAATTGCTTCACCCATGAAAATGTTAATTAGACGATCACGTTGCACACTAGGAATTTCAGGGTTTGTTAGGTCAAAAGTTATTTGGCTGAAAATGGGTTCAGGGTTTGCTCTTAGGTCAAGATAAAACGCGGCTTGATCTTCAGCGTCCGTCCCATTATGCAGGGTGGTTGAAATGATTTGTGCCAGTTCCCCATAAAGGGCTATTGAAGCGGCGTCTGAGGCTGATTTCTCGCTGCTGCTTGTTGCGTCATACTTGATCGTTATGCTGTTGCGTACGTCCCCCACACGGGTTTGAATCTGCAAGTTTCGCCCGCGGGCATAATTTGCGTCAAGGTCAACATAACCATTTGCGGCAAGGTATTGGGTTCGGTGTGTAGAATCGGCATAACCAATTTGCCCCGTGCTGGATTCATAAATGTACCCAAGCCCTGACGTGGCAAGTGCTGAAACCAATGAATAAACGTCGGTGCGCTCTGATGATCTGGCTGCAAGTTCGTAGTTGCCTGGACGGTCAATTTCGCCTAAGCCTGTATTTCCGGCAGTTGCCCATGTTGTTGTTGGGTCATAAGTTGCCCAAGTCAATGCCCCTGGCACTGCTGCCCATGAAGCAAACAACACGTCATGCAAAATGTCATAAATCTGATCACCGTCAAATTCTTTTGGCAAGACGCCATTTGTGAGCGCTTTTGGTAATCGTGCCAAAGCACCCAAAGCGGTGATTGAATAAGTCTGTGTGAACATGACGTTGCCAACGTCCAAAACTTCCAGACCAATGTCAACAACATTGCCACCAAAAATCGGCACAAATGTTCCCGCCGTGTTTTTAATTGAAACGCCAATGGTTGAATTTATGTTGACGGGAATTATTGATTCGTCAACGTCCAACAATTCAATGTTGACATAACCCGCGGCGGCTTGTTCGTAAATGTTACGCCGTCCACTGGTGATTGAAAGATTGGCAAGAATGGCGTTGGTGTAGGAAACACCGTCAATTTCAACAAGCCAAACGGGGTTCCAATTGGTCATGGTGTCACAAGGGCATTGGCGCCGCCGCCGCCGCCACGATAGAAGGAATTGTTCAAAACGTCCACAATTGAACGGGCTGTTCCCTCTTTATCTATTGCGCCGTTGACGGTTATGTTGATTGGGTTTTGGGCTTTTAAGGTTTCACTTTGTTTTTGCAAAACTGCAAATTCTGCCTTTAATGCAGCCAAATCAGTTTGTGCTTTTGTCTCTGAAATGCCGCCTGTGTTTATTCTGAAAACCAATTCAGTCATTTGTGTGGCAATTTGTTCAAGTCTTTTTCTTAGCGATTCTGCGTCACCCGCACCAATAATTTCACGTGGTGCTTTTGCTGCCCCTGGCTTGGGTGCGCTACCCATAAAGGTGCCGCCTGTGTAAGTTTCAGTTTTGAAAGCCGGTGGCGTGTAAGTTCCGTAGTCAGTAAAAGTATTGTTCGGTATTCCTAAATAGTCAACGGCTTGTTGGTCTTTTTTTGCTAAAGCATTGGCACCCGCTAAGACACTGGCAGCCAAAGCGACTGCACCAACACCCAACAACGGGTTCAAAGCAAATGCCTGAGCAATTCCCGCAACTACGGCTGAGGCTTTTAAAGCGTTGTAAGCGGTAATCATTGCTTTGATCAATGTAATTGTGGCAGTCACTCCCGCTGCGATTTTGGAAACAATAAAAATTCCACCAATGACTGCGGCTGTCGCAATTAATACGCCACGCAAATTAAAGACGGTTTTGATTACTTTTTCAACCATTTTGCCAAATTCATAAGCCCCAAGCGTTCCGTCTGCCGTGGCGTCGGCTAGGCTTCCCTGACCAGTCAATGAACCAATAAATGTTTGAAGATTTGGAATCGCTGTTTCAGTTAAGAAAGTTGCAAGTCTCTCCACAACTGGCAATAAGGCAGCACCAATGGATTCTTTTGCTTCATCTACTGCAATACCTACGCGGCGAAATTGACCTTCCGTGGACGCGGCTTCATTTTCCGCAAAATTGCCAAATGTATCAGTTAACGTTTTGAAGATAAGGTCAGTGTCTTTACTTTTTAAAATTGTTTGATCTAAACCTAAACCAAGTTTTCCAAGTGCATTGGTATTTCCGTCGTATGCCTTGCCCAAAGTATTTGCAACGGCTTCCAATGGTTTGCCTGTTGCGCTAGCAATGTCAAGCGACAGGTTTAATAATTGTTGTGCTTTTTCCACGTCGTTGGTTGATCTAACCAAGCGTGAAAATGCTGGACGCAATTTGTCGTCAGTCACACCAATTGCAATTGATGTTTTGTCTATCCAGTCCCCAACTGATCTAATTTGTGCGTCATTTGCTTCAGTGGACGCCCGCAACGTTTCTTCCAATTTCCTTTGTGCCGCTTCATCTGCCAAAGCATTTTTAACGGCTGAAACGGCAAACGCTGTGGCAGCACCCGCGGCGGCGGCAAATGCCAAGGCTGCTTTTTTGCCAAAATCTGTGAGTGTTGTGGTGTAGTCATTGGTTGCCGATTCACCTTTTTTAAGGCTGCTCAGTAAATTGTCAACGTCTCCGAGAATTGAGAGTTTAAGTGTGCGGCTACCGGCTGCCATTTAGTCCCATTTCTTTACAATTTGAGAAAATGATTCTTCCCAACGTTTTACAATTTCAGGTTGAACACTTCTCAAAGTTGGATAAATAAACCAACCACGTGACCCACGACCTTCTTTACCTGACCAAATTGGAAATTGCTTATGTTTATTAGAACCAAATTCATTGCCGCCCCAAAGTTGTTGACCAGTACCACCGCCACTGAATTTCGTACGGGCAAAACCATAAGAAATTTCACCAATTTTCGACGACTTAGAAACAACCGCATTTTGTGCAATTCGAGTTGCAGCAATTTGACCCTTACCGCGTTGAGACGCTGTTGCCGAAACTTTACCTTTAACAAATTCAGCCAGTTGGCTAGTCTGTGTTTTGGCTTGGGTCACGGCTTCTTCGTCCATTGCTTTGAAGGATTTGATAATTAGGCGTAAATCATTTTTGTCATAAGCGATTGGGTCACTTGTCACGATTCCGCCTTTCCAAAATTTCCATTGTTGTCAAAATGTCTTCAGCAGATTCAAAGCAATTTGGTGCTAACCCTGTTGCCAGGGCTAGTTCCCAAATTAGTCTTCCAAGGCTTCCGACTCCAAAACTTTTGGGTTTTCGTTATCCCCAACAAGCACGTCAGCAATTGTCTCTGTCCATACCTCAATTGGTTTAATTGGTTTTCCTGCTGCTTCACGTTTCATGGCGTGATATGCAAGAAATACCAAATCCGAAATTCCAATTTTTTCTTGTGCTTGGGAAATGTTGTTTCCCGTGCTTTTTTCCCATTTGACCCACTCAGGCGGTGCAGCCATGTAAGTGACCGATTCGCCTGAGTTATATTCAATTGTTATTGCTAGTTTCATTTTTTTCCTCCCGATTGTTTGGTTTAACTGAATGTTTCTGTCACTGAGTTAACAACGACAAATGACATTGAAACAGTTTGTGCGTCAGGGGCTGCGCCACCTACGCTTGGATAGATTGGCATAACGTTGAAAGCAAAAACCGCGCCGGTGACTGCGGTCAATGAAACTGCCAATGCGGTGTTAGGTGCGCTTTCTGCTGCTGCCCAAAGTGCTTCACACAATGACCCAGTTGCGCCCCAGTCTGAAAGCATTTCAACGTCAAATGTCCATTGGTCGTCAATGCGCTTGTAAGCCTTACCGTCAAGGGTTTGATAAGTTTCAATGGTTGGTGAGTTCGTCAGTGTCGCACTGGTCGCTTGTGCGTCATAGTTAGTGGACGCGATCGTTAGGACTAGATCGCGACCCGTGATGATCGTTGTTGCCACGTTTTCTCCTTATGTTGTTTGAGTGTAGTACGTTGAAACGTTGATGTCAGCGACAAGCATTGGTGATTGTCCGACTTCCAACACCGTTGGTTTGTCCACGGTGCTTACAACGTATCCCGCGGGCATTGCCGCGAGAATTCCTATGATGAGTTTTTCCAGGTTATCCAATGACCCCGCATTGCTATTTGAAGCCACAACGGCAGTGATTGCAAAATTGAGTTTAACTTGTGTTTTAGCCTTACCGATCAAAACGACTTCCATGTAGGGAGTTGACGGCACAATTACGATTGCAGGTGGAATTGGTGACTCTGGCACGCTTCCGTAGACGTTGGCGGCTAAAGCGTTGAAGGCTGACGAAAGCGCTGAACGAGTTTCAGCAATTGAATTGGCGGGCATTACTGCACAACGGTTTCAACGTCTAAATAAGGCATGAGCAAGGTTGACACCCTGTTTGTCAGTGAGCGCCCCATTCGGTAGGGCGTACTTTGAAAATCTACTCCTTGAATTTCTCCACCGGCTGCAACACGGCTTTGAAATACTTCAACGCTAACTGCCAAAACGGCTGATTCAATTGCAGGTGTGTTCGCATAAATTGCGGCGGCTGAATAACCCGACAATGTGGCAACGCCTTCGGGAATGATTGCGCGCTCTGTCACGTCGGCTGACGTAATGGCTGCGGTAAAATAATAAAGCCCAGTGGTCACAACTGTGACGGTTGCACTGAACGGTGCTGGAAGTCCAGTCACAATGATTGATTGACCTGGCACAAAATAGTGTGCGCGTTGCGTGTAATAAGTCGCAACATTATCGGTTAATTCATAGGCATTGATTGCTGAAGTATTTGCCACAAGCATGGGCAAAATGACCGCTTCACTTGTGTTGATAATTTCGTCTAAATAAGCGTCGGAATAAAGTGAAACGGACACACCCAACACCGTGCGCAATTGAGACGCGGTAACAATGGCGGGCATGTCCGTTCCTTTCGTTCGGCTGCGCTACGTTCGGGAGTGACCGCAGCGCATGATTAGATGTTTTACTTGTTGTTTCTGAAAGCGCCGTTTGCAAGTTTGATTGCTGTTGCGCCAAATGAGTAAAGACCAACGGTGATTGAACCGTCTGCTGTTGACTCTGAACGTAGTTGGAAATTGCTAGATTCGTACCATGTGTATGAATCAGGATTGACAATAATCATTGAGCCGTCGTCTGAACCACCAGGGGCAGAAAAGTCTGCATAAAGGTCTAAACCGGCAACGTTTCCACGTAATGAATCTGGACGCAATGCACCACCAGCATTTTGCGGTTGGCTTGCAATGTAGATTGGGCGCCCGTTATCGTTAAGTGACATTGTGTTTGCCCATTGGCTTGCACCCATGATGATGTTGCGGGCAAAACCTTGGGTGTTGGTGTAAACACCAGCAGCACCGCGTGAAACATAGGCAAGTAATTCGGCAGCAGTTGGCAATGCTGAAAGTGTTGTTCCGTCAATGGCAGCATTTGCAACAAGAATTCCGTTGACATATGCGTTTTGGGCTTTTGCTAATGCCGAAACCATATTTCGCAATAATTCGTCAAAGAATAGTGGAGAAGAACGCTCTAATAATTCAACGCTAAATTTTTGCTGTCCGGCAAACTTTACAACTGGCACTGATAAGAAACTGCTTTCTTGATCAGTATTTGAGAAAGCGTCAGTTTGTGCCACGACTGCGACAGTTGGCATTGCGTCAATGCGTGGAATTTCAAAAGTCATTCCAGCGTCAGGCAATGTGCCACGGCTGATTGCATCAATGCTTGGGCGAATTGTGTTTCCAAGTCCATTGATGATTTCAGTTAACTGACGTGTTGGCACAAGACCAGCATTGTCAGTTGTTGTTGCGCCATTGTTGGCGGCGTGTACGTAATCACGAGCGTCAAGGTCACCCATTGAAGAACGGATTGTGTTTTCTAAATACTTAGCGGCGGTGACTTCAATGCGTGGCTTGGTTGTAAATCCACCTATTTTTGGTCGCGCTGCTGCTGTTACGGATTCAGCGGTTTCTACCGTCTCAACGGCTTCCGCTTGTGTGACGGTGTTGTCCACTTCGTCTCCTTCTATTGTTGGTTGATCTTCTGACTCAATTGTTGAATCAGAATTTTCTGGTGTTTCGTCTTCAGTTGCTGCAACTGACTCAACGCGGGCTGATCGGATTGCGGGTTCACTTGTAAGTGCAACGCCGGTTAATTCACCTTGCAAAATGCGAACGGTTCCGTCTTTCAATGTTTCGTATTCGTTGAATGACACTTCCACACTGAATCCGTCTCTCATGCCGGTGCTGGCTTCCACCAAACTGTCATTGCCCGCGGTTGTTTCAATTATTTTGAACACCGCTTCAATTTTATTGTCTGTTGCAGTCATGGAAAGTGTTGAGCCAATTCTACGTGTGCGGTCATGCTCTAAATTAAGCAAAACGGGTTTCGGTTCAATTGAACCTTTTGCAAATTGCACCTTGCCAATTGAAGCATTGCCTGTTTCTTCAAATGTAACAATTGTGCCGGTAATTGTGCGACTGACAGAATCAGCAGCGGTTATTTGAAAGGGTGTGATAACTTTTTTCATAACAACATGTCTTCTTCCTCGCGTATTTCATCAACGCTCATTGCGCCAATTCGATTCAGTATTTCGTACACTTGCGCACGCTCATAAGGATTGCCACGCAAGAAATCGTCAAGGTCAAATTTCACTTTGTTTCCGGCTGGTGTGAAATCCGCAAAAGTCAAACGTTGTTCAATGATTGACATGTAATTTCTAAAAGCAAAATCCACAAGGTCGCGCCGTTTGTCTAAAGCGTTGGAATAAGTAAATGTGGATTGTTGGGAATCCGTGAAATAGGCTGGAAGCCCTGCCGCCCTGCTAAGTTCCAGCGCTAAATAGTTTCGGGCTTCATTAAGTTGCAAATTCTTAGGGTCATAACCAATGGTTGAAAGATCAACGTCAGCGTTTAAGTAAATAACTGATTTTTTTGCACGGTTACGAATTGCACCAAGTAATTTTGAAACACGATCGGCTGGAAGTGATGTTCCATTTGATTTCAAGACCATTTGCGGTATTGGGTCGGCTGCAAAATCTAATGCGGCGCGTTCCAATGCTGCGGCGGCTTTAATTGTGCGACCGGCACGATTCAACAAACCTTCTTGCGCACCAGCAAATACCACCAGATTTGCAGGGTCAACATAAGACCCGTCAATGGAATAAGAAACAATTTCAGTTCCAACACCATTAGTTTGAATTGTGACGCGCTCTGGTGCAACGCGTTCCATTGCTCTAATTCTTCCTGTGTCAGCATATCTGTCGAGAACGTATGCGTAGGCACTAGGGTGAAAAAATAAATCTGAAATAATCCATGACCAAAATGTTGTTCCTGGAATTCTTGGGTCAGGTTGATTGATTACACGTGGTTGAGCAACTTTTTCGCCGGTGGCTTCATTGCGTGTGTTCATTGGTAATGAAGCAACTGTTTGAATAATTCCAAGTGAACGCGCAATTGTTGGAATTGTCATTGCCTCTGACCTAAATGCGGCGGTTACCCCTGCAAAAAATAATGAACCTTGTTCAGGGTAATAAGGGGCAATTGAAGCGGCGTCCACGGCAGCGGCAGTGACGGCTGCCGCCGGTTTTGGCTCTGTAAATAAATCGAATAAACCCATGTCTAAATTGTGTCAGGCTTATAGGTTCAACCCACCATAATGTCAAGATCATTGTCTTGGCGTGTCGCAAAATGCGTGACAAGGCTAACTGCGACGGCGCCACACACAACCGATTTTGACGCACGCCTACCAATGACCCAACCACCGTCACCCCGACGCAATTGCACCGCTGCCAAAATTTCTTCCGTCAATTGGCTTTGACCCCTATGTTTTAAGCGCCCCGAATTTATTGCTGAAAGCATTTCATCACACGCTTGGGGGTAAGCGCTGTCCATATCGAAAATTGCAATGCCCGCCGGTGCAAGTCTTGCCGCTACTGCCCCAGCCGTGCGCCGTGAATAAAGGACATATTCGGTCGGATATTTGCGGGCATAATCTGCCAATTCATTGGCGATTGCTTTGTCGTCAAGTTGTAATTCATTTGACCAGGAATGAAGCAATTTAACAACAAACGATTCTTCACCAAGTTTTTGAGCGCCCACAAGACTTGCGTGTTTTCTGTCAGGTGATAAGTCAATTGCCAACCACGTTTGTTTCTCAGTGTCAAGATCAATTGATTTGTCCAGACAATTACCCCAAGCCGATGCGTCCACCGCGCTGTTGATTGCCACAACCCAACGACACAACACTTCAGTCATTACAACGTCAGGCGGGTCATTCAAAACGCTTTTGATGTTGTCAGCATGAATGGTGATTCCCATTGCGGGGTTTGCCCATTTGGCATTTTCCACACTTATTTCATCAGTTGGTGCAGACCATTCAAAATATCCAATTTGATCTTCAGCCCCAGCAATTCGGGCAAGGGCGCGTTCACGGAAAGAATTCAGCACAACACTTGAATGGTCACCGGCGTTTGTGTACGCCATGACCAACGGGTTAGGTGCAGCCATGAGCGTGTAACGCAATGAAGCAAAACTCTCCATGTCTGACATTTCGCGCAATTCGTCAAGGTGCAAGGTTGAAGGTCGGGAAACACCGCGAGCAGCCGACCCCCCAGCCTTCACAATGAAACGGGTGCCGTGGATTGTTTCAATTTCTTCCGCGCCGTGCGCCCACCTAATCCGCTTAACTTGTTTTGCTAATGAGTCATTTTGTTCAACAACCCCAACCAACGCCCTGAATTGTTCAAGGCTTGTGGCAAGTCGGTGGGCTGACCCAATTTGAAGCGGCTCGTTCCACAAAAACAAACCACCAAGAATTCTGATTTGTTGCAAAAAACTTTTTCCGTTTTGACGTGCAACCACAATGACGTTCACCGGATTTTCCCAACGACCGTCGGGCTTGACCTTGTGGGTGTGTTCAAGTGCAAATTTTTGCCAGGGCATTAAGTCCACACCGATTGAAGCCGCCAAGTCAACCAATTCAAGCCCGCGACTAGGCAAATCGTTCAATGGTGTGTGGATTCTTGGGGTTTCAACGCCAAAATGGCTATTTTGCCCCTCTGTGTCTCTACCCAAAACCGATTCAAGCCGATCTAAGCCCATTGGACGCAGTGGGTGACCTTCTGTGACCCTCTCAGTCATTTTCGTGGCTTTTCGAGTCGTTTGCGGGGGGAATTAGAACAGGGAGAGTCAGGGGTGTCCCAGATTTATTAAAAAACCGCCCCCCTTTAGAAGAATTGCATTTTGTGCATAAAGTTTGAAGATTTGAGTCTTCATCAGCATTTCCTTCACCAAATGCGTGTCTTGGAATTATGTGATCAACCGAATTACCTTCAGCCCCACACGCTTGGCATGTGTAGGAATCACGCTGCAAGATTCGTTGGCGAACGCGTCTCCATTGACTTGTTGAACCACTATCTTTCAATGCACTTGCCATGATTAGAACCAATTCTTTTGTTTATGAAATGCCCAAGCATTGCATGGCGTTTGATAACGCTCTTTGATATAACGAATGGTTTCGTCTATTTGTTGGTATCCATTAAGTGTTCCATACCACCTAGAACGCATTTGTCCAAGACCGTAGTGACTGCCGTTCCTTGCGTTAATTCTCCAATTGCTTTCCTTAGTTATGATCTTGTCAAAGCATAAGAATTGATTGAAGTTCACTATCTTGGTGTGTGCATGAAGCCTAAGCAAATCCACGTTTGTTGTGGTTGCGTGAGCAGTATTCACCCCTTGCATTGCGCACCAGGTGAAGATCAAGACCAACCATTTTATCTTTTGTTTCTTTGTTTTTGCTAAGTAAGTGAAAGAATCATTCTCCGAAATAAAATGAGAAATGCTCTGTGTGTTGTATGCGTCCAGCGTACACCCCTCAGTCAAATAGGTTGCAACTTTAGGCGTGGGCTTGGGCGTGTCCCACACCTTTTGCATTGTTGTTGATAACTGTTGTGGATAACTATTCATGCTTTCAACCCTATTATTTCCACGCCTATGACCTCGCATTTGTTGCACTGTAAGACTTCGACACCAGGTGGCAAATTGTCAGTGATCTTCAATATGCTTTGGTTAGTTATTTTCTTGCAACGCCTACACCTCCATTTAATTACTTCCATGAATAGACCTCTTTAACGTGTCAATGGGTTGAAGGTTTAATTGACCCACCCACCATGAGGGCTGGTGAGAGTGTCGGTAGCGTGGTTTTTGTGCCACTGAAACGGGAATCCAACCGGCAATAAAGTAATGCGGGCTTTGACCAGTCACCAAAATGGCTATGTCAGTTACGCGGTCATATTCATGAACGATCAATTGCCCTGACATGTATTTTGTCCACTTGACTTCAAACTTATCCCCAACGTCGGCTTTCTTCTTCATTTTGGGTTCAAATGGGTCATAATCAAAGCCCAGGTGACGTGCCACAACCAATTCACTTGCAACTGTTTCAGCCAATTCAGAAACACGCTCATGAAAGGTTATTCCGGTGTTGTAACGCCTGTCAGTGTCAAGTGTTTCGTCTCCATTTTCCACAAACGAAATCGCGGCTTTCAAACATGTGATTTCATCTTTCCGGCTAATGCGTATTTTCACCGGCAACGACCGCAAAACCACAATTGTTTTTCGCCGCCTACACCACGCACGAACCCAAATTCGTCAGCCTTGGATAATTGCGAACATGAGTCGCATTGTTCCACCATGTAAACGTCAACAATTTCACCGTTTTTGATCACGGTGCAACTGCGGGTTTTTGGATTGATCAATTCCACGTAGTCAGCCATTAGAGTTGCGCCTTCCATTTTCCGTCAGGGGTTCGGACATACCAAAACGGCTCGCATTGATTTGGCTTACGTTCAACGCATGAATAATTGCCCCAGTCCTTACCACTTTTTGCGCTTTTACCCGTTCGCCATACGCGGTGTCCATGTTTGCATTGTGGGGCTTCTTCAATTACTTCCCCACCTAGTTTTTCGGTAATCTGCTCAATTGATGAACCTATTGTTGGCACGCCCACCCAATAGTCGGTTTGGTCAACCATTGTGACGGGTGCGTTTTTGGCTTCAACTTGTTCCATGATTTCACGGGTT